TTACTTGAAATGCTTATACAACAGAAGAATGATTATGATTTTCAAAAGTATGTTGCACCTTATCCTAAAGCTCTTAGAGGAGCATACAAGCCTTATAGCTTGACTAGGCTATCAATAGTAGCTAGAAGAGCTATGAAGCTCTGTGGACTACCTGATGAGCTACGAATAGCTGATTTAAGACGGACAGGTACAACAGAAATGGTTGAAGCAGGTGTATCTATGGGTCAGATAATGTCTGTCACAGGTCATGCAAATCCACAATCTGTGAAACCTTACATGAAAAATACTTTGGACTCTGCAAAAAATGCATTGACAATGCGACAAAGTAATATGAAAGGAATCTCTAATGCATGAAACCAAAGTATGTACACAATGTAAACAAGAGAAGATGCTATCAGAGTTTTATATAGAGAGAAGAGCATTAGATAAACGTACTTCAGCGTGTAAGGTTTGTGCTAGACAAAAGGGTATAAAATGGTTAGAGAAAAACAAATCTAAAAGAAATGAATATCTTAGACGATATCGTAAACTGCGACCTGACCTTGAAAAGAACAGACAGTTGAAGCATCGTTTTGGTATTACATTAGAGGATTACCATGAACTTAAAAAACAACAGAGTAATAATTGTGCTATCTGTAAAATATCATTTGATGATGTGGTGGCAAATGTTGACCACTGTCATACAACAGGAAAAGTTAGAGGATTATTATGTTCAAAATGTAATCATGGATTAGGTTTGTTCAAAGATAGTGTAGATAATTTAAATGAAGCTATTAATTTTTTATTGACAAGTAGGAAAAAGTATGATACAAGCACAGATAACGTGCCGAACAAAGAACTATATAACATATAAGTGGTATATTATACATGAATATATATAATTATGTAAGTGACTTACAGTTAAGTGTAGGAGAGAGTAAAAGATTTAATTGTCCTAATTGTAATGGCTATAAAACTTTTACTGCTACAAATAATATGGGTCAGTTACTATGGAACTGTTATAAAATATCTTGTAGTATAGCAGGTTCAGCACGTATTCACTTATCAGTGGATGACATAAGAGATGCCATTGACCCTAGTGTTGTAGATGATAACATAAATGATTTTGTGTTACCTGATTATGTTGTACAACACAATGACAGACCTAATGTTTTATCATGGTGTAACAAGTGGGGTATTGATATAACTAATATAGAAATATTCTATGACGTTAAAGAAGACAGGATAGTGTTTCCTATTGTACATGATGGTAAAATGGTTGATGCAACAGGTAGGTCACTAGGGAAAAAACTACCCAAGTGGAAAAGGTATGGAAAAAATAACTTGCCTTTTGTTTATGGTTGTGGTAGGGTGGCAGTAGTTGTTGAGGATTGTGTTAGTGCTATCGCAGTAGGCAGTGAAGTATATGCAGGGGTAGCAGTGTTGGGTACGTCATTAGCTGAATCACACAAGAGATACCTTTCACAATTCTCAACTGCTATAATAGCACTAGACCCTGATGCAGTACCCAAAACACTAGCATTTGCAAAAGAACTGAGAGGTTATGTGAATGATGTAAAAGTGCTACGAGTAACAGACGATTTAAAATACAGGAGAGCAGAAGATTTTGATAAACTAAATGAAATAACCCCAAAGGAGTAACCAACATGGAATTATCATTAATAAGAAGTCTTATGGACAAGGAGTTCTACAACGAGCATAGAGGTGCTAAGTGTCCTGATAGACTGTTTAGTAAAGACGTAAGAAAGATTAAGACTGCCATAGATAGTGCTATGGACAGATATGAAAGAACAGTAACACCTGATGAGATTGAAGCATTGTTTATGTCTAACAATCCATCAATGACTACTGCACAGAAACAAGCATACTCTAGTTTGTTTAAACAAGTAAAAAGGGAGTTGCCACTTGGTAGTGATATCGCACAGGAAGTATTATCTAAATTGTTTCAACAGGTTGTTGGCGAAGATATTGCTAATCTTGGCTTTGACTATGTTAATGGTACTAAATCCACACTTGAACCTCTTAGAAATGTTCTTGAGTTATATGCTGATGATTTTACTCCCAATCTAAAGATAGAATGGGATGACATAAGTATTGAAACATTGCTAGAGAGGAATGACTTGGAAGCTAGATGGACATTTAATATACCTTGCCTAACTAGAAAGGTAGAGGGTGTAAATTCAGGACACTTAATTGAAGTAGGTGCTAGACCTAATACAGGTAAGACATCCTTTCATGCATCATTGATTGCTAGTCCTAGTGGCTTTGCACATCAAGGTGCTAAGTGTATCATACTATGTAACGAAGAGTCTGCCCATAGAGTTGGTGCTAGATACTTAACATCAGCTACAGGTATGACAATGCATCAGATAAAGAAAGACCCAAGTAAGGCAAGGGAATTGTATGAGCCTGTTAAGAAGAACATACACATCAAGGATGCATCCAATCGTGACATGGCATGGGTTGAAAGTATCTGTAAGGCATACAAGCCTGACATAGTTGTACTAGACATGGGAGATAAGTTTGCTAGGACAGGTGGCTTTGCAAGGACAGATGAGGCACTGAAAGCTAATGCTATTCATGCTAGACAGATAGCTAAACAACACGAGTGTGCTATCTTTTATATGTCGCAGTTATCTGCTGAAGCAGAGGGTAAGATATATCTTAATCAGGCTATGATGGAAGGTAGTCGTACAGGTAAGGCTGCCGAAGCAGATTTGATGATTCTCATAGCTAAAGATACAGTTAAGAATCCTGATGGTGGGGAAGAAGAAAGTCCTGCTAGACATTTAAATATAGTCAAGAATAAGTTATCAGGATGGCATGGTGTTGAACATTGTGAATTGGATTATGTGACTGCTAGGTATCAGTAATGCAGAAAGACTTATTTGGTTTTGAGAAACCTGTAGTTGAACCTAGTGATACTTTAGTTTGTATTAAGTGTGACATAGAACAACCAATAGACCAATTCAATGCTATGAAATACGCAAGTTCAGGAGATGAAAACAAACAAACTGAAATAAAAAGAACTTGTAGAACTTGTATGCGTAATCAATCTTCTCTAGTTAAACAACTGAAGAAGCACAATCCATACCCTGATGAAAATTACTGTTGTCCTATATGCGAAAGAGGTATAAAAGAAATAGGAAAATATGGTCAACCTAGATTACAAAGTTGGGTGTTAGACCATTGCCATGATTCTTTATCTTTTAGAGGTTGGTTATGTCATCATTGTAATGTTGGTTTAGGTGGATTTTCTGATAGCTTGACAAGACTTAAAAAAGCTGTTATATATCTCACTGAACATAAGGAGAGATTAAATGAAACTGACACTTGATGTAGAGAATACAGTTACACATAGAGATGGTAAGCTACATCTTGACCCATTTGAATCTAACAATAGATTGGTAATGGTTGGTTGTCTAACTGATAGTGGCAAGGAATATTTATTCAGAGATAACTTTGATGGAGTACAAGAGTTATTGGATGAAGCAACTATACTTATAGGACATAACATAGTGCATGATTTACTGTGGCTATGGGAGTGTGGATTAAAGTATGATGGTGCAGTGTTTGATACTATGTTAGGCGAGTATGTTATACAGCGAGGTAACAAACAACCTTTATCACTTGAAGCCTGTGCTAATAGATATGAGTTGGCTACTAAGAAACAAGAAACTATGAAAGAATACTTTAAGAATAAAGTACCTATTGATGAGATACCAAAGCAAGAGTTGTCTGACTACTTATCTGCTGACTTAAAAGCAACACAAGAGTTATCAGATGTTATATACAAGAAACTAAATACAGTAGAGTATGCAGGATTAATGAATACAGTTGTACTAACTAATCGTGTGTCTGTTACATTAGCTAGGATATATCAGAATGGTTTTACTGTTGATGTAAACAAACTAAATGAAGTTAGAGAAGAGTTTGAGAAAGAGAAAGCAGATACAGAGAAACGATTAAACATACAAGTAAGACAACTAATGGGAGATACACGTATTAATCTCAATAGTCCTGAACAGATGTCTTGGGTTATATATAGTAGAAAGCCTAAAGATAAACTTGAATGGGCAAATACATTCTCACCATATATGGATGTTACTGAATACAAAAAGAATGTTAAAGATAAATCAGATATTGTGTACAAGACAGAAGCACAGAAATGTGCAGGTTGTTTAGGCACAGGTTACGTAAGAAAGGTTAGGAAAAATGGAATACCTTATGCTAAACCCAACAAATGTGATTATTGTAATTCTGTTGGCTACTTATTTGTACCTACGAAAGTGGTAGCAGGACTAAAGTTTACTGCTCCTACTGCTAAATGGGTTAGTGCTAATGGATTTACAGTTAATAAAACTAATCTAGCTACACTACAGGGCATTGCTAGGAAGAATAACTTACAGGAAGCAGTCAACTTCTTGTCTGACTTACAAAGACTATCAGCTTTAGACACATATCTGTCATCTTTTGTTGAGGGCATTACTACACACACTAAACCTGATGGTAAACTTCATGTAAGACTACTACAACATAGGACTGCAACAGGTAGATTCAGTGGTGCTGACCCTAATATGCAGAATATGCCTAGAGGTGGTACATTCCCTGTTAAGAAAGTGTTTGTATCTCGTTGGGAGGGTGGACAGATACTTGAAGCTGACTTTGCACAATTAGAGTTCAGAGTATCAGCATACTTATCACAAGATAAAACTGCAATGAAGGAGATAGAAGATGGTTTTGACGTTCATAGTTATACTGCTAGTGTTATTACTGAT